CAGTGACTGTTTGACTACCATCAGCATTAAGAGCGACTTTTCTGTCAGCGGATGGCGTCTCCCTATTTGTGCCGTCTGAATCGTATTCATTCTTCAATGGCTTTTGGAACTCGATGCCAAGCCGTCTTGCTTTACCTTGAAGCGCGTCGTAGCTAATTCCGAGCTTGTCGGCCGTTTCTCGTCTAGTAAAGCCTTCAGAGGCGAGCTTCCTAATGTCACCGATCTGTTCATCTGTCCATTGCATCTACTCGCCTCCGAAAATATAATGTCCGTGAGCAGTTTGATGACGCTGCTCACATTCTCATGAAGAACTTCCCGAGTTCTTAAGCCCTCGGATTAGGCCCCGAAAGCTTTTTTGTTGCTTAAAAAATTTCGATGAGTTAGAATTAAATTGTTCCCAACAGATACTCATTTTCACTCCTCTGTAATACCCTATCCTTAGGCTCTCGGCCCCCAACCGAGGGCTATTTTAGTATCTTCTATCAGGAATGTGCTAATATATATATGTGAGCAGTGGCCTTTCTCCTCCAAGTCAACCGCTGCTGCTCACACAAGTATTCCGTTTTTTCATTCTTTTGGCCCTTGGACTGGTCTCTGAGGGCTTTTTTAATCCGATTTATTGCTACATGTGTTATACTCTTTTTCGGTACCGTTGTTTCACCTCAGTAAACACCGGTAGCTAGGCCCTCAGTTAATCGCTCAGAGGGCCTTTTTGTTGCACAAAAATAGCACCTCACCGTTTGGCGGAGTGCTTTAGTAAATAAAAAGATGCCAAAGCGTCATATTAGCTCTCTTGGTTTGTAGCACTAGATTTCGAAACGGCTGCCTTAAGCATATTCCCAGCATCGGTCGGACGTTCAGCATAAATTAACTCTGAAGGATTATTGGGATTAGCGTATGGTGGATTCAGCGTTCCCGAAATAAATTCAGCTAACTTATTTGATTCTAAATCAACGATTGCCATCTGGATGCTTGTCTTCTCAATGTTAGAAAAAACTGGCACTTTGCTAAATGCGGTTGCTACCCATCCAGTATTGTCTCCCTGCACTCTACCATCTACAGCAATGAATGCTTTTGGTCCTGGAACTAACGGCCAATGGTCTGAATTCCGAAGCAGAGTTAGAGCTAGCGGAGAACTTCTGTCTATTAAATTCAAAATGCTCTTGTTCTTAGAAAAAGTGCTTCCCCAATCTTTTTCATTTGCAAGATTACCCAGATAATCAGACATAATATCCAACATATCATCATCTGATGGAGCATCTGACAGTAGGGAGACTATTTTCGAATAGATACTCAGTCCGTACGGATTTGTGAGGAGAGAACTCAACCTGTGAAGGCCCTGCTCTTGATCATCGGTCTTTTGTAGATATTCTGCCAAAAGCAAAGTCTTCTTCATGTCATCCAAACGGTCTTTTAAATGATCCCCCGTATCCACAAGATCAAGGATCAGATCTCCCCATTTGCCGTTTAAGACGTCTACCGCCAGCTGCTTTCCTTTCGACTTGGCAGTATCGACCACTGCTGACCTCACATCCTTACTATCAAGCTTTTTCTGCTCTATTCTCTTATCCAAGCTCATTTTCTCAGCATGCAAAAGATATTCTGGATGCTCAATCATGGCCCGAATTTCCGCTTTCTTGTCCATTTCGTATCACCTCACAAAAATAGTACCCCAGCGTAAACTGGAATACTACATTGAGGTGATATCTGTGCTTCATGTCTGCTGCTCGCTCGCCCATTGTCAGCTAGGGTCATCGCAAGCTGTGTCCGGTCGCTAAACTGGACAATACAGCCGACGGGAATCAAACCCGTTCAAAGGTCACAAAGTTAATCCTTCGGCTGCTGTGCTGTCCGTTTATCGTCCCCTCAACGGTAAGAGTGGCTTTTAGCCGTAACAGACGATACAGCACATTACGTTCTGATGAATTTCTCATCGAACTATCCCGTGCTGGAATCGAACCAACAGCCGCACGCGGCTTCCACATCGGGATTACCTTGCCACAGCTTTATCATCACCATGGCTCGGAGGAAAAATGCGGTGTCTCAGGTTTCTCACCTTTGGCACAATACAATCATAAGGTATTCCTTTTTTAGTTCGCCACTCATTTATCAATCAATTAGTCCTCAAATAGTCCTCATTCATCGATCATTTATTGCTCACTACTTTTTCTGGGTGTGACGCCAAAGTACCAGGCCGCTGCTAACAACGCATTTTTCTTTCTGCGTGTGTAGGTTGCTGCAGATATATCGAGAATATTCATTGCATCACCGTCTGGCGTGTCTGTTTCGGGTCCATCGCAATAGCGCACCCTTAATAAACGCTGATGTGATTGTTTCGGCATTGATGCAATACAACTGTCGCACCATTCACAGAACTTACGTGCCGATTCTTGTCTTTCCAAACGCTGCTGTGCATACAGCGGACGCTGAACAGTGCTGGCAGAAGTTCCGTCTCCCCATGCACTAGTGATCTTTGGATTGACTGGCGCTTTTATGAATCCACGCTCTGCTCGGTATTTATTCAGGATATCTTCGACTGCTTCCCAATCCTTTTCATCGCTAATTGATAAAAGCTCCATCACAAGCTCCACCCCTTATGGTATAATTAAATTTGTAAAAGTTTGGGGAAACGGCGTGCCGTAATGGTGCGCTTTTTTGATGCCTTAAACGTGCGTTCAACATGTGCGTTTGCTATACTGTCGTTGGAGGCCAACTCCTAATCTTTAATTTCATTTACTCTCAATCGTACGTCTGGCCTCCAGCGCGTCCCTCATCAGACGCGCTTTTTGTTTACAATCATTTTCCTCTTTTACAGTTAGCCCACATCCACATTGCAACACCTGAGATTAGCAGCATGACGGCAATCATTGCTTTCCCTCCAGCCTGCGTCCGCACATCGGGCAATAATTAATCACGATTGGATCATCAACCTCAGCATTATCAAAGCCAACAGCTTCGCATGTGTGCATTGCTGCACCGTTTATTTTTTTAGGCTCGATTCTATCCCATTCATTTCCACCAGTCATACCGATTCTAAGGAAGTTGCCAAGTTCTGATTCAATGAGCTTATGTGGCTCATGACAATATGGACAGTTCTTCTGGTTCTCCGTAAAGGGGGCCGGATTCGACCTCTTTTCCACTTTTTCAGTCATTGCTTTCCCTCCAGTAGCTGTTTGTCCTCAAAGATGTTGCCGATGACCTCACATGTTTCAACACCACTTTGAAAAATGGTTGCAAGTGCATTTGCATCATAATTCCATGCTGCCGGTATTCCTTCCAAATCAAATGCTGGGTAGTCTTCATCGCCAAACCATTTTACGGTTGCTACATATGATTCACCGTCTTCTCCTGTGACTTTCAGAATATCTGACTCGTATATTTTTCGTTTGTTCTTGTCGTGCAAGCCGGTGTACTCGCCTATTGACTTAGGATCAACACTCCCTTGAAGATGCCGGTTAGGTAGACACCAATCAGTCATTTCGTCCCATAAAATAAACCATTCGGTATTGCTAGGGTTTTGATCATAATCTTCCGAAGTTACGTAAGTTGTTTTATTTTGCTTAACTAGCGACCCGTAATACCACCGTTTAGTATCTGGATCGTAGCCTCTGAACTTAATCTCTCGTTTCATTTCTCCGCCTCTTTCATGAATACGAGCCAATGTGTCTTTGCCTTTTTGTCACCGAATATTGGCTTGCGACCAATTGCTTTTAGGACTTCCGGCAATTTAATTTGATCATCATTCCACTTGAACATCACCGTGCCATATGGCTTAAGAACACGCATAGCTTCGTCAATTCCTCGTTTTAGTTGGTTCTGCCAGTCTTCATCAAGCACACCATACTTGCGAGCAAGCCAGCTTGTTTTACCGGCATGAAGTAAATGTGGAGGATCAAACACGACTAAATTGAATTGATTTTTTCCGAAAGGTAAGCCTTTCTTTGCCCAGTCCCATTGAACGTCCGGTGCAATTTGGATTTCTTTGTCAAATGGCTCGCGTCCTGCATTGTGATAGGTAATCGTGAATGTCTCACGGCGCTTATCCAGAAATATGGCCAACGGATTGTGCTTGTCCCACCAGAACATGCGGCTTCCGGCCGTCATATCAAGAATTGGCTTCATTACTCCGCCTCCAATTTCACGATTTCGCCGGTTTCCTCAACGCGCCAAACACCTAGCAGCCATGCAAGGGCGAAAGTATCATAATGCTTAATTATCCACCGATGATCGTTTCCATAGTCACGATACTGTGAGGCCAAAATTGAATTACAGATTGGCTTCATTTTGGTAATCATGCATCCAACCGCTTCTGGAATCACCGGCAGATCATCTGGCAAGGCGGCATCATATTCATCAAGATAATTTGGCTCATCGTCCCGGTAGTATGGGCTTCCGGTTTCGTTGGTATATGCGTCAGAAACCTCGGAGTAGCATTCTATTAGTTTCTCCAACACGTCCCGCTTCGTCTCATTGCTCATCGTCAGTCACCCCCAGAAAATCAAAATCATGTGTAAGAGCTGGTAGTGCTTTTTCAATTGTCTTCTGGCCGTAGGCGTTTAAAAGATAGCTAACTTGATTTACACCGTCTGTTCCTTGTTCGATTTCCGTCAATAGCAAGTCAGTATCAATATCATTGCTACATTGGATCACAATTGTTTGGTGACTCATTTTATTCGTCATCGTCAGTCACCTCTTCTTTCTCGCAGTCTTGCAAGCCGTAATGCTCGATCTCTGATTCAGTGAACTTGCCACGAAGTTCTTTATCCGCTGGGCAAATCGTCAACAAATCTGTATCGCCGGACTTGTAATACCAAACCTCTTTGGTATGTGGCACCTTGACGTTGTATTTCTTCTCCTTTGCCACGGTGTAGCCGTTGACGTAAGCATTAATTAATAGCTGTTCATCAAGGCCATGCTTAGAAATGTACATTGCCGGACAGCAGTCTTCATGTGCGTCTTCAACGATTTCAGCTTGTTCATTGGTTAGGACTACCTTTTTAGGCTCCTCAACGAACGTGACAACGTGACCGCCATACTGTGTGCAAAGATCATGAGCAATTCTTTGGCTAGTAGTGGCATCTATTTGACCTTCACGCCAACGGTGAAGCGTGTCAGCACTCATTGATAGATAAAGTCCCTTTGCGTTCTTCACCGCGTACAGTTTTTCTTCGCTCATTTTTCGTCCTCCTTACAGAAGTGCCAAAGACATGGTGCTGAGCATTTTCTCTTTTGCCAGCCTGTACATATCCTTCTTAATTTCAAACCCAAAACAAGATCTGCCTAGTTCCGCAGCCGCTCTTAGCGTAGATCCACTACCAGCACACGGATCGATCACAACGCACCCTGATCGGTGAACAGCTCGATCAGTCTTTTCAGCACTGGGATAGGCTTCTGTGTGGGATGAATCTTAGGATAGGTACTGTCCGTATCCCACCGGAACCAGTTGAATACCATCTGTCCATCATTGTTGAACTTCGGTAACTTGTCGCGGTATAAGACCACAGCGTACTCGGTAGCCCCCACGATCCTCATGTTGGCTTTCAGAGCCTGTGCCAACTGGTTTTTGATGAATATCAGCGGAAAACTGTGTTGGAACCCGTATTTCTCCCCATATTCGATAACCATCTGCATCTGTTGGAATGCGCAAAACACGATCATTGCTGGTGCCTTTCCGCGCTCTTTTGGTTCCTTGACTAGCATGTGACTACAAAAATGCATGAACTCGGCAACACGGAAATCAACGTCTGTATCGAAGAACGTCTTGCCAGCCTTACTGCTAGTGCCATTTTTGTCGTTCCCACCAACATACCAAGTTGGGTTTGACCCGTAGGCGTTGTTCCCAATGTTGTAAGGAATGTCAGCAATCACAAGCTGTGCCTTTGGAATACCGTATCGCTTAAAGTTCTGAAAGTGGTCGTTGTAGAGCTCGCACTTTGCTTTCATACTCGTTTCCTCCCGATTGTCCATGCCGAATCGCTGATTACCATGATGAATATCGCGCATGCACACCCCCACCAAAAATAGATTGCTTCGCTCATTTTTCGTCCTCCACTTTCTTGATAATCAGTGGTTCCGGAATATCTACCTTAATGTCATCGCCACGGGTGTTGTGCGATTCCGTGTGCTTGGCCATGTTCTCGTTTATCCATCGGATACACTGAGATTGATACTTGGCTCGATAATACTCGGTTTCTGTGTTTAATCCTGCTACTACGTACATTTGTGTGCCTCTCATTTCGCGCTGACTGACTTCACAGCCTGATCTGAATAGTCCTTGATGCTCTGTGCGTCTTTGATGGCCTGTGATAAGTCATTGTTTGCCTGTTTGGCGGCTTCTAACTGTGATGTAAGGTAATTGATGGTCTGCTGCTTTGCATCGATCTCAGCCTGTTTCTGGGCAACCGCTCGCTGGCCTTCAATAATTTTTTGCTGAATCTGGGCATCTTTGCTTGCCATGTCGTTTCCGTATTGCCGTTTTAGGGCCGCATACTGTGCCTGCGCGTCAGACAACTGATGCTGCAAATCGGACAAGCTAGACTGTGAAGCGTTGATCTTAGCCGTCAGCTTGTCGATATTGTTTTTGGTTTCCACGATGTTCTGGTGACCTTGCCAAACATTGTCAGCAATGGCGGTTGCACCGGCGCCAAACATAAGTCCTGCTAAAACAGTTACTGTAAATGTCAATTTTTTATTCATGATTTTTTCTCCTTAATCGATCTCTTCGACTTCAACTCTCGGATTAGCTTTGTCAATAAAGAACCGATCTCGCAGTTCTACAATGTGATCCCAGTTGTCGTTTTCTAAAAATTCAGCCTTTTGCATGCCGTCGAAGATAAACTTGTGCTGAAACGCGATGTTGTCCGGGTCTGTTCGCTTGTCATACCAGTACCAGTCGAAACTTAGAGGTTTTCCCCATTGAAATTTCACGCCCTGATTCATCGCTTTTCTAACAGCCAACATTACCGTTTCCGTTGCTTGTTTCTTGACTTTTGCTCCGCCGAACATATTGCCTCGTTCAACCTTGATGTACTGATTAAGAGTCATGAGGGGCAATGGAATAATGATCCTGTTCACGCTGGTTTCACGTCCTTCAGATAGTATTGACGTTGCTTGCCATCAACCATTTCAACCGTTGTGATTAGCTCTTTGGGTGCCTTGCCATCAAAAGCAACTGGCTTGTTGATGTCTTGACGTTCACCTCTGGCGTTGTATTTCTCGATTCTGATGATTCGTGCCACACCGCCAATATCACGCACGCCCATGAATACTCGATCAGGAACCATAACCAGATCACCAACCATCATTTTCGTTTTAATTGCTTGCATTTGAAGATTCCTCCTGTAGTTTCTTGTATTATTCCTCGCTAAATTGCTAACGACTCGCAATCTCTTCATGGCCGTTGTTGCGGCGCGGTAACTTGATCTCAAACTCACTTGCCACTCGCTTAACGAACGTTGTTGACTTCCCGATCCGTTTTGCAACCTCTGTTAGTGTTTTGCTCTTGCTTGCCGCCTCAGAAACTTGTACTGCATACTTCTTACGGTTAGCTTCCCCACGTTTGTTTACAGCCTTGATGCTGCTGATCAGTGCGACTGAAGGCATATCTCGATTATCAACACCGTCTACCGCACGTTTCTCGACAATCGCTTTCTTTTGATACAACGATCAGGTTATTGAACGCTTGCTTTTCGATTTTTGAGAATGCTTCGCTTTCAGAAATATCTAGCTTAACTGCGTTTTTGTATCGCTTTCGCAATTCAGCCTTGAAGTCGCGCCACACTTTGTCTCCCTGTTTGTATAAACGTACTGTTACTTGTGTCATTGCTTATCCTCCTGACGCAACTCGATGTATTCTTGCTCGCTTATTGGCTGTTTTAGCTTTTCTAGCGATATCCCCATGGCTTTAGCTATCTTTGTAAGTGTGATCCTCATTACCTCTTTGTCACTAAGAAAACTAGCAACTGTGATGCGACTCAAGCCAGCAACCAAAGCAAAACGGTATATTGGCAAGCTGGGATGATCGTCAATAAAGTTTCGAAGTCGTTCACGTGCCCAATCTTGGTTGGCATTGTTAGTTTCGCTCTTATGCTCAATCATGCTTTTGCAACCTGCTTAATTAATGGCGTTTCTGAAAAGTCCAGTGTTGCGAAGTGCTTAGCTAGTTTAATTAACTTAAGCAAGTTGCCCGAAACTTCGCCATCAGCATATATGCTGTCTGACGCTTCATGAATCATGCGTGTATTTGCCTGAGCAATGTTCTCAACAAGCACGATAATGTCTTGCCACTGTGCTTCGGTAACGTCTAGGTAGCCTTGATCATAATCGCTTTCAATGTCAGCTATCGTTTGATTCAAGGACGTTTCGTATGCCATCAGCCGCTTATCCAAGCGTTGCAAATATCTATTCGTCATTTCTTCGGCTGTCACGATCTTTTCCCCCTTACGTCCGTTAACTTTTCAAAATTCAATGTGCAATCTTTTGATTTTGGAATAATTCGGCTGATTAGTTTGCTGTTGTACATGCGCTCAAGCTCGCTCATCTCGTTGTTCGTTGTGATAATTGTTGATAGACGAGGACTGTTGCTCTCAAAATCAAGGCGAGCATTAGCAACTCGATACATCAGCTCTTGCATGTCACGTCTCACTGGCTTGATGTCGAGTTTCATACCGCCTTCTGTGCCGAAGTCGTCCAGCAACAGAACGCCAGCCTCTTTCATTGCCCGCTCAATGCCTGCCAAGCGCTTGCGAACGTCTGGCGCGTCGTATTGCAAGCTCATTAGGTTACTCAGCTCTGCTGTTGAAATAAACAGTCCCGACTGGCCTTGATCGCGCAATCTGGTTAGCATTGCTAAGGCCAAGGACGTTTTACCCGTCCCACGCGGTCCAAACAGAACCACGTTCTTAGGCACTTCCGCCATTTGCTTGGTCAGCTTGTATGCACGATTCCCCAGATTCCTAGAGTTTTGCTGATCCGTTTGTAGTTCAGGCTGCCATTTTTCGAACGTAAACTTAGCCGGAACGTTTCCGGGGAAGACTGAGTAGCGATAAATGGCACGTGCCTTTTTACGGTTCAATGCGGCCATGGAGCGTTCGTAGAAGCGCTGTTCAATCTCGGCCTGAGTTGGCAGCTTGCTAACGTCCATTCCTCGCTTTTCGATTATTTTTTGCACGTCCGCACGTGTGAATAGGCCTTTAGTCGACTCCATATCCCCAGTTCTCCTTTGTTTCCGTGTGCTCTACCCGTCTACCAGATGAAAACTTGCGATTTGCTTGAGCTGCCATGGTGTCGTACTTCGATCTCAGCTTTGATGCGCTTAGAATGTTTGTTTGCCAGAATGAATCGAACTGACACCAGTCAATCATTTTATGAATCTTATCGAATGGCCGATGATCCAACTCGTGCATCTTTCTAATGTCATCAGCCCAAGACTGTAAGTTTGGTTTTCGGTGCTCTGGGTTGTTACCTTTGATCTTCGACCATAGATAAACAGCTTCGATCATTTCAAGAGAGTCGTCAGCGTATTCACGCTTGCGGGAATGGTGACTATCTTCTTTCTTTTCCTTCTTCTCCTTCTCTTCCTTCTTGTTTGTTGACACTTGATTGACAGTTGATTGACGTTTGATTGACACTTGATTGTCATTGTCCTGATAGTCACACCACTTAGATATTGATATGATGCTATATTTGGTGTTTGATTTGATTGTCAACATTCCACTACTTTCAAACTTCTTAACCCATCTCCACACCTGACGCCATGACACTTGATTGTCACGTCGCACACCATCATTCATCTCAGACGCCAGTGCGTGGGCTCCTGTCACCAGTTCTCCGCTTGTCACGGATACTTCTTGACCGTTGAATAAGAACTTGCTAGGAGCATGATTTGCTTTCATCAAAATCAGTAGCCAAAGTTTCAACTGATTCGCGTCAGTCCATACGAAGGACTGGCGTATTTTTCGGTATACTTTTATCCAGCCTCCGTCTGCCATGTGATCACCTCAAATCAGAACGGCAAGTCTTCATCGCTGACATCGATTGGTTGACCGTTGTTGGCAAATAGATCGGCTGTATTGGTTTGTCCTGCTTGTTCCGGTGTGCCGAAAGACGGATTAGAATTTGAAGCAGATGCAGCTTTGCTATCTTTCCAACGATGCTGAATCTGTGGGAAAGCTGTTGGCTCCCACTTCTTGATATGCGGATAGGTTTTACCGTTGTATTCTTCATTTTTGACGGTAACTTTAACGGCATGACCCGTGAAATCTGCAAGCATCGCCGCAAGATCAGCCCACTTCTTATGGTCTGGAATGCCAGCATTTTTGCCAATCATGAATAGGTATCCCATTGCATACTCTCCGGTGTCTTTCTTTGGATATTGGTTGTCGAAGATATGCTTGTTCTGATATTTCTGTGGAACGTCATTGCGTACGATTAGGTCGAACTTGATAAACTCGCGATCTTTGTAGTTATCAAATCCAAAGCGGTTAATAACGCATTCATATACACCATCTTGAATGTCGCCATTTACTTCTGCTGCTTGTGAGTAGTCCATTGTGATAGCCATGTTTTAGTCCTCCTGTTTAATTGACTTTTCCTGATTTCCAAATTTGAATAGCTCTTTAATTGGCACTAACTTTCGATTGTCTAATCTGTTTTTAGCAAAGATTGCATCGGTTCCCTCGAGAATGACGCCACGGCCATCAGTCTTGGGATTAACTACCACGCGTCCCACAACGTCTGTCAAGCCTAATAGCCCGTCACGTACGCTGTCACGAATTGCTGGTGCATACTGGCTGAACGATTGTCCAGTTTCGCTTGTAATGTCTCGTGTGTTCTCCCAAGCGGTTACTAGCACGTTAACTGGTGCGTCCATGAAGATCATGGTCATGATACGGGCAAAGTAATTTGTCCATCTTGAGTAATCCTGAAGCTCGTTGCCAATGCCGTTTTTACTGTGCCTGCCCATCTCGACAAACCAGTCTTTTTCGAACGCTGATACGTTGTCGATCACCAGATTGTCATATCCGGAAACACGTTCAGCCAGATTTTTCAGAAATTCTTTCCATTCTTCGCTTGGCTTACTTCGGTCAAATGGTTGCACATCGATGTTCGGTGCACCAGATAGCACTTTTGAACTGTCATCCAGATCTAGCACGAGTGTTTTGCCATTAAGATTGCGGATAGCTGACGTCTTACCGACACCAGGCTTTCCATAAATCAAAACTCGCCAGTTCTTTGTTCGATCAATTGAAGATGCATGTTTAATTGGCTGCATCTACCGCACCCCCAGTCCAATGTTCTCAACCAGTCGCGCATTTGGTACCTCACGGCCAGCTTGTAATGCTTTCTTCAAGTCGGCTTTGTTGACCGTCAACGTGGTCTTAATGAGCTCTGGTGGCAACTTATTCGGGTCTTCTGGTGCTTCCACGCTCACTGTTCTGCGAGTGTAAATACTGAACAGTGGTGTATGAATGTGTTCACGACCAGTTTCAACCATCGCTTGCGCCAATCGTGATTTGATTGTCGCAGCGTTTTTCTTGGCACTTGTCTTTCGTTCTTGCAAACGCCTGATTTCAGCATCGATTTCTTTGACGTCTGCTTCGATTGATTTATAGACTTTGACATAGCCAACCGCCTTATCATCAAAGTCGCCCTCAACCATTTCCATCGTGTCAGCAATAGCTTTTGGATCAGCCTTGCCACTTTCTGCCAGTCGTTGCAAACTGGTCAATTTGTCTGTTAAGTCGTATAATACTGACATATAATATTTTCCTTTCATCAGTCGTTGGTGTGCATACCAGCGGCTTTTTTCATAGCTTGTTTGATAATGAATAGGATCGCGTGTGCACCATCTTCTTGACCTATGGCGTACGTTTGATGAGGGTCTGTATTGTTCGTCCCATAGTCGGTAGCAACCTTGTGATATGCTGCAATCTGACGGTTCGCTTCGGCTAGAATTCGTTCGTATTCCTCATTGGTCATCATGTCATCCCCTTAGTTTTGCTAGTCGTGCACGTAGCTTCTCGTTCTCGGCAAGCAACATCTTTGCAATTGGTGTGTGGTTGCCGCGCATAATGTCTAACGTCAATTTGTTGTGTTCGTTCAGCAAATCACCAATGGTACGTTCTGATTCATTCAATCCAATACCTCCAATTTCCGATGTGGCCTAAGCAGTGACCAACGATCACGCCGAAGGCACCACCAATTAGTAAATATTCAATCATTATTTGCCCTTCTCTCTAAGTGACCTTGAAATCTCTGGGAACCATTTGTCTAAGAAGTCGAGCCATGGTTTCGGATGAAACAGATACCCCTTTTTGCCAGGCGGTGGATATGAAACTACGGTATCTTGCAAGAACTTGTGGAAGCGGGGGACGTTTAAGATATTGTTAACTACCCACGTGTTGTTATGCCCTTCGACATAGCTTGTTGCGGTGGTGAGCGTCCACATGCCTCGTGCTGCTAGCTTGCGTTTTAACTCTTGGTTCTCCTTGATCATCTTTGTCAGTTCTTCTTCATCGACCGCTAAATACTTTTTGCTTGAAATCTGATCATCTTCAACAACCTGCAACAACGGCATGGCATTTCCTCCTTTCTTTTGGCCTCCCCTTGACAGATAATCAAGTTATCTGGTGATGGAAGGAGGTGATATAAATGGACTTGCCATACAAAAAAGTATTTGCTCCTACCAGTGGCAATATTGGCGCGGTGTTTTCTTCGAAAGATGTAGCAATTAAAAGTGCCTACTCATTCAAAGATGGAAATGAATTCTTTATGGTTCGTAATCTTATTGTTGATGGTAAAGAAGAGGTACTCGTTGAAAGAGCGTCCAACGTTCTTACCGTATGGAGCACTCTTCCTTTAGGAGACGAAAGCAAAGGTTCCTACAGTGTGGGTTAATTCTTCGTCCTCAATAACGATTGTCACCAGGTCTCCCGGTTTTACTGCTGGGGGAAATGGATAACTAGTGCGCCAAGTGTAAAGAGTTACCCCCGTGCTACCCATATCAGTGCGGGGCTTTTTGTTTTCTTCGTTCATACTGTTATCTCCTTTTGTAGAAACTTGTTGATAAAATACTGCTGTCCTTTGCCGGTCACCTTTGGGGTCTTCTGAACTGTTACATGGCCGTCCGAGTGACTGATCGCCGTTTCCTTGACCTCGAACAAGCCTAGCTCCATCGCGCGTTGTGTCGGCGAGTTATAGTCGGCACCAATCCGTTTGATCAAATAGCCTTGCTCACGTAGCCAGGCGAACAACCGCTTGGCACCAATGTCAACTCCGTTCTGTTTGAGCACCTTGGCAAGATCACCGACCAAGATAGTTGTGTGACTTGTGGCTACCGCGTCTGCAAACAGAGCTTTAGGTTTCATATATTCAATCTGTTCAGCCTGACTAGCTGCCAGCTTCAATGCCTCGGCATAACTGCCCGGGATTGCATAACCCGTCTTGATCTGCGTCTCCATGCTGTTGAACGCGTTGATGTAACTGATCTTGAACTGAAGTGCCTTCTTACCGGTGAAGCCCATGGCTAGCAATGTGAAACCGTCACGATTCATGTAGTACATTGGATATTGCTTACCACGGTTGTCATACGTTGCCTCGGAAAAGAATTTGGCGGCCGATTTTTCGGCTGCGAGATTGCTGATAGTTTCAAGAACATGTTTGTGGTCTTTTCCAAATACCTCGGCCACACGCAAGCTAGTTGTCACCGCTTGTTTGTTGTGCATGATTACTAGTTCGTTCATACCGTCATCCCCTTTGTGTCTTTTAGGACACTTCAATTGTAAAAAAAATATCCATTGTTTCTGATCGTGTTAGCGGAATTACTTTTGCTAATGCTTTAATTTCATTTGTCTTGAAGGGACGTTCATCTCGCAGCCCCTTATAAAAAGTTGATGGTGCTAAATTAATGCCATCATCATTTACTTTTTTAAGTACAGCTGTTACCGTTAGTCCTTTTGACTTGATAGTGCCAAGAAGCTTATCCTTATTCATGTAATCACCTCGTTTCCTTTAGGACACTTTTATTAAAACATCAAAAAGTACAGCTGTCAACACAAAAGTGTCCAAAAAGAAACTTTTTTTCGTTCTCCATTATTTATGTGTATTTTAAGACACATTCGTGCTATTATGTATCCATAGATAGGAGGCAACGTTTATGTCAATCTCATTAAGAGATAGAAGAATAAGCCTAGGACTTACGCTTGAAGAAGTTGGCAACAAAGTCGGTGTCGGCAAATCAACCGTAAGAAAGTGGGAAACTGGGTCAATTGGGAACATGGGACGTGACAAAATCGCTGCTTTGGCGAAAGTTTTAAAAATAAGTCCAATGGATATTATTGATCCAGATGGTGAAATTCCAGATACCGTTGTGGATAAGATTCATGACACGGTGGTTCAACTTCACCCTGAACGCCAGCAGAAAGTCTACACATACGCGGAAAAGCAGCTCAATGAGCAGCAGAACCCCGACAACGTTGTCAGCTTAGATGGGGCACATGCAGAACGTAATCTCGATGAACCAGAGCTCAATGTTGAGGTTGATGGTATTGTGGCCGCTGGATATGGTGCCTTTAATGATGATCGCTATGAACCAATGGACACAGTTAAGATTCCAGACAGTGCTATTCCGTCTCACTACGATTACTGCTTTAAAGTTGTCGGTGACAGTATGTCTCCTTACTACGAGGATGGTGAATTTGTATTTGTTCAGAAAACACAAGATGTTACTAACGGTATGATCGCTGTAGTTGACATTGATGACATGACATTCATCAAAAAGCTGATATTAGAGCAAGACCGTCTGTGCCTTCGGTCATTGAATGATGACGTAGATGAAAAAACTGGCAAACGTATCTACCCAGATTTCTACGCTGACGACACAGACAATATTCAAGTGATCGGAAAAGTTGTTGGGTCATATGCATTCAATTAATCTTACGTCCAAACCCTGATCGACGTTAAAAGCTGAATTTTTGGGAGAGGAATAATGAAACTACTTATCTTAATTGCCTTTTTGGGATCGCTCCTATTGGCTGCAATATTTGGCACATTGTCTATAGTCCAACGAAAGGATTCGAGAAAACTAAAACGGAACCTTATTATTACCGCGTTGTCGGCAATAGCATTTATTGCAATCTTTTTTTGGATTGGCACCTATTCGGGAGAAAGCAACAGGTCAGCTGCATCTAGTTCGTCTTCGAAAGCTGAATCGTCAAAGGTCGAGTCGTCACAAGATGATGATGACAGTTACGAAGACACTGATAGCGATGACTCTGATGATGAAGAATCATCAAGCACAGAAACGTTCAACGCAGCTGACTACAACACTGGGATCACTTATGAACAATTGGCACGGACTCCAGACGACTACAAGGGCAAGAACATCACTTTAACGGGCAAAGTTATTCAAGTAGTTGAGGGTGACGATGAAACTGATTTGCGTGTTGCAGTTGATGGTAATTATGACAATGTAATTATGGTCGGTTATGATCCAGATATTATGAACGGATCTCGTATTCTAGAAAATGACAAGATCACCTTCTATGCTGAAAGCTTGGGTACCACCACTTACAAATCAACCATGGGTGGCAAAATCACAGTTCCATTGGCTTTGGCCAAGAAGATTGATGACGCCGGAACTGCTCCCGACGACTATGGTGATTAGTCCCTTTACCCACGCAAGCGGCGTCCCCGTGCAAGCCGGAGAGTGGGGCTTGTATCGCATACCAAATTAGCAAAGTTATCTTTAGAACTGATACAGAGATAAAACGATCCTCTTCTATACGGGAATTCATCAAGGGATATAGGATTACTACGGCAACGGGTAAAAGCAAAACAGAGTATAATAAAACCAAGGAGGCGGATAACATGACAAATGAAAATACCGTGACTCAAGATCAATTAAAGTTTGCAGAGCAAGACGCTAATCACAAGCTTGATATTATCAACATAAAGATTGACGCACTAACAAAATCGGTTAATGCAATTTCAATCAAAGCTGACGGACTCGATGAACTAAAAACTACTACTGCTGTTTTATCTGAAAAAGAGTCGACAACACGGGCTTTGGCATGGGCCATTGTTGTTGCCATTGTTGGAGGCCTCATTAAGCTGATTCTTTTTTAGTCAAGGCAAGGTTCATTTCAGGCTCACAGCAACGTGGGCTTTTGTTTTCTCTAACTTATTTTTTCACAACTCATTCTCCTTATAGGAGGTATCATCTATGAAAACAATTACAGTAATCTCTTATAAGTTTGGCGAAAAAAGCTGGAAAAACTTCGAAGGAGAACCTATCAAAAAATATGAGCACTCAGTTCTCCTAGACATTTCAAACACCGAAGTCTTTAGTGATAAAGAAAAAACAGAACTGAATTACAAGATCGTTGTCCCCTTTTCTAGAATTAGAGAGAAACGATTAATCAAAGATATTCCACTCAGTAACGTAAACGAGGCGCTTAACAAGAAAAAAGCAAGTAGGAGAAAGTAACGACAAAAAGCGCCTACCCAAGCGAATGGGTAGACGCCTAACAGAACGTGACTGCATGGTTAGGTGCAATAGCACCCGTCTGTATTGTAGCACAAGGAGGTGTAAATGTGGCCAGTATTAGTAAACGTGGCAAAAAATGGCAATATCGTGTCTCTTACAAGGATAATGATGGAACACGCAAGTATGTCAACAAAGGCGGCTTCCCCTCAAAAAAAGCTGCTGATATAGCGGCAACCGAAGTCGAACGTCAGCATAATCGCGGTGCAAATTTGGATCTTAACAAGATAACGTTAATCGACTACTGGGACAAATGGATTGAGCTGTACAAATCTGGTAAGCATTCTCGTATCACCGAAGCCCGGTATAAAACAATTCGTAAACAGTTATTAGCCTACTGGGGCGAAAGCCGTGAACTAAAATCAATTTCAAAATCAGACTGGCAGGGATTTATCAATGAGTTTGGCAAAAAAAGGGCTAAAGATACAGTCAGCAAATTGAATGGCTATGTTCGCTCAATGGCTGATTCTGCCGTCGATGACCAAATAATATATACTAACTTCACTCATAACGTTGTCCTCACTGGTAATGAAGGCCAAGCAGGAATCATCAAATATTTGCAAGTAAAGGATTTGCGCAAGCTCGTCAATTACTGCCTAGAATTTGCAGACTACGAGCATATTGCTTACTACATCATCGCAACCGGGGCACTGACCGGAGCTAGGTATTCTGAAGTTCTTGGGCTCACGTGGGATCATGTTGATCTTAAAAAGCGCGTTGTACACATTACCAGAACGTGGGATCACAGATATGGCAGCGGCTTTGCTGCTACTAAGAATAAATCAAGTGTACGTGACATCGACATCACGAGAGAACTTGCAGACTTGCTTTTACGTCTCAAGAAAGAACAGCAAGAGGTATACGTTGCTCAGGGATATCGTGATAGCAAACAACTATTATTTCGCAGCATACGGCATAACATGCTATCTAGCACGGCAATTAATAAGGATCTAAGGACGATCGAGAAGGCTCTAGACATTTCCCCCGCGATTACTTTCCACGGGCTTAGACACACTCACGTTTCCTATTTGATTGCCAATCACGTTGACATTAACTATATTTCAAAAAGACTTGGGCATGCCAATACAATGATCACTCAAAAAGTCTACGCTCATCTTCTTGAAGATCAAAGAAAAGAGCAGGTATCCCAGACGCTACAAGCACTTTCTAGACTTTAGCTTGTGCACATTTTGTGCACCGGAGGAAAAAAACAACCGAAAATAAAAGGAAACAAAAATCCCGAAATGCCTTTATACAAGCATTTCGGGAAGCTATGGAAAGCAACTAGAGACAATAAAACGGAGAGTAAGGGATTCGAACCCTTGATACAGGTAAAACCCGTATACATGGTTTCCAACCATGCTCCTTCAGCCTCTCGGACAACTCTCCATAAAAAACTCC